CAAGAAAATTGGAAAAAGATGAAGCATTTAAAAACTATATTGGTGACTTGCTCGTTGAGCTTATGTCATCTAACATTGAGCAGGAAATAATTGATGAAAACATTAGCTGAATATCATGAATCCATTTTTCGGCCCGACCCTTATGGTTTCGGAACAGGCAAAGTAATGGCTGGAGTTTTATGTAATAAATGTAAAGTAGAACTTTATTATCAAAATCCTAACATGGTTCTCGCTTCTATTCCCCCAAAACGAACAGTAGTTTGTCCGGAATGTCATGATGTGTCCTACAAGATTGAAGGATAAGTTTACAATTATCAAAGTGCCATTGTTTCATTTGTGGTAAGCCACCCATTTTACTACAATGAGGACATTTAATTTTTTGTTTTGGTTTTCCAATTTTAGATTTTGATATATTTTGTTTGTGTTCTTCAGTTAAAGGTGAAACAGGATTAATTCTAGGTTTTCTTAACAATTGTTTTCTTTCTTCACTGAGCAATTTACCTTTAAGTGCTTTACCTAATTGATTACCTTTCATTATAATGCTTCGTTGTTTCTTTTCTTCATCAGACTGTTTTCTGGTCAAACCAAAAACACCTTCACCTCCAAGAGTTGAATTGTACCCATTAACAAAAGTATCATATTCTTGAATAAAATGTGGTTCCATTATTTTTAAGGTATGTTCTCGGTCTTTTGACTGATATATTAGTGTCCATTCAAAATTATCCCAACCATATTTGCGAATGGCATTATAGAATTTATAATTAACCTTTTTATGGTTGGATTTATGGTCTATTTGCCTTTTTGGCCATTTGGAATCAAAGCCAATATAAACTTTACCATTAATGGTATTTGTGGCTTTATAGATTGAATATATACTTGACATGGGCTGTGTCCTTATGTTAAACTGTTATGACATAGAGTAGGTGGGTATGTCCAGTACCGTGACCTACACCTTTATTTATAATGGAAAGATATGAAATTAGAGCAAGCCATATTAAAAAACCTCATCTATAATGAGGAGTATCTAAGAAAAGTATTACCGTTTTTAAAATCTGAATATTTCTCCGACAGAACGGAGAGAACACTATTTAATGAAATTACATCATTCACGGAAGCTTACAATGCTCCGGCATCGGTTGAAGCAATCTCAATTGCCGTCAAAGAGAAGAACTCTCTTACAGATGATGAGGTTGAGAAGTGTGAATCTTATCTTAAAGAAGTTGAAGCTAGTAGCAAAGAACAAACCGAGGTACAATGGCTTGTTGATAAGACGGAAAAGTTTTGCCAAGAGAAGGCCATATACAATGCTGTATTGGGGTCTATTTCCATCCTTGATGGCAAGGACAAACAACACGATAAAGGTGCGATTCCCAAGATATTATCGGACGCTTTGGCGATAAGCTTTGATACCACAGTTGGTCATGATTACTTAGAAAACTCCGATGAGCGTTTTGAATTCTACCACCGCAAAGAAGAACGAATCCCCTTTGATTTAGAATACTTCAATAGAATTACTAAGGGTGGCTTGCCCGCTAAGACACTCAATATTGCTCTTGCTGGTTGTGTGCATCCAGAAACTAAAGTTAAAATTAGATATTGGAAACATACTGCCAATTAATATTCTTTTTAGATTTACACCTGTAAACTATAGCCCCAGGTGTAACGCCATTTTGAATTGCAGCATCTTCAACTGATTCATAGATGATAACACCATCGGTAACTTTCCTTCTGCGTACCGATGGTATATTAGTTTTAGTGCCTTTGGTTTTAGGAATATGTGGCGATCCAAAAATGTATCCTTCTTGTAATTTAGCATCAAAATCTTTAGGAGAAACCCTAATGAAAGTGGAGTCGCCAAGCTTATACATAGTTTTTTTATTTTTGTGCGTTTTTCCTCCCATGCTAGCTCGTTCCTTTTGTCCTTCTTTGCTAGCCCAATATGACCAAGGATTATTTGGAGAAATTATTGACGCTTTGCCACCCAAAGAGGATCTTTCTTTTCTTCCAGCTTCCGTTGACCAATAATAGAATGTATCTTTTGAACCGCTTTGTTTTTGTGTTTCTAGTCCCTTTTGGCGACTTAACTTTTTTTGTTCTTCTGTATATCCATAAATGCCTATCTTATTTTCTACACAAAATAAACCAATTTGCCTTCTTTGGTATGGAGATAACTCAGCACCAAGCATTTTCATGGACCGCAAGTCATTAGGATTTTTATATATTTTCCATAATAAAAAGTGAGCAATAATATGTTCTCTGATCGTTAAATATGTTAAGTTTTCAGGATCATTCAAACCACCAGAATGTTTAGGTACTATATGATGCTCATGTAAACCAGAAAATGGTACATATAATTTTTTTGCTTGTTTTCTTGATTCACATAATGTATAATAGATATCTTGATAGAAGGACATTTAATTTTTCTCCTGTTCCTGTTACATATATATTTAGTATTTTTAGGATGTTAAAATGAGTTTATTTGAAGAAAAAATTGTAAATATTTCTGAAATAGAAGTATTATTAAATAGCGGTTATTCTGTGGAAGTTGAATCTCCGGACGGATTTGTTCCGGTATCAGCATTTGTTGATAAAGGAGACTGGCAGGAGTATGTTCTAAAAACCGCTAGCGGAAAAACAGTTAGATGCAACTCCGACCATTTATTTGAAACTCCTTTTGGATGGAAAAAATCTGCAGCAATGGTGGGTATACCGGATGCAAAGGTATTGACTGCTAATGGATGGGAAGAATGCTCCGTTGTAAAAACAGAAAATAAAATTCCAATTGTTGATATACAAGTAGATCATAAGAACCATAGATATTATACCGAAGGAGTTTCTTCACATAATACGGGTGTCGGTAAATCTCTATTCATGTGTCATGTGGCCGCTGGTGCTATGGTTCAAGGAAAAAATGTATTGTATATCACGCTTGAGATGGCCGAAGAAAAGATTGCTGAGCGTATTGATGCAAACCTTCTCAATGTAACGCTTGATGACCTGATGGACTTACCAAAAGATATGTATGATAAGAAAGTTGCCAGAGTTCGTGAAAAGTCCACAGGCAAACTAATTATCAAAGAGTATCCAACAGCATCCGCTTCTGTAACTCATTTCAGGACTTTACTAAATGAACTTAATCTCAAAAGGTCTTTTGTACCTGACATTATCTTTGTTGATTATCTTAATATCTGTTGTTCTTCTCGTATCAAAGCTGGTGCGAATATTAACTCTTACACCTATGTCAAGTCCATCGCAGAAGAACTTAGGGGTCTTGCGGTTGAATATAATGTTCCTATTGTATCTGCTACTCAAACTACCAGAAGCGGATTCACATCGTCTGATCCAGGCTTGGAGGATACGAGTGAGTCGTTTGGGTTGCCTGCAACCGCCGACCTGATGTTTGCTTTGATTTCTTCCGAAGAACTTGAGGAACTTGGCCAAATGATGGTCAAACAATTAAAGAATCGGTATAATGATCCAACGCACTATAAGAGATTTACAATTGGTGTAGACAGAGCAAAGATGAAACTGTTTGATGTGGAACAATCAGCACAACAAGGTATTGCTGACGCTGGCCACGGACACCAAGTTGGCGCTTTCAACAAGATTCAACCTAGCAAAAAATTTGAAGGATTTAAAGTATGAACCACATCAGTTATTGGGATAATGTCCTAGACAAAAATGTTTGTGATGATATTATTACTAGATTTGAAAGCAATTCATCGCAACAAGAACAGACTGTGATGGAAGGTCACCGTTCATTTACCGAAATCAATATCACTAAAAATATTGATGATTGGAATGATGTACAAAATTTACTCATTGGTAAAATGCAAGAGTATGTTCGTAAATACATTACAGCATTCGATATTGATGAATCTTGTTGGCCACAAAGCTTTGCTTTAGAGGAATTTAGAATCAAACGATATCTACCCAATGACAAAGACGAGTTTAAGTTTCATGTGGATGTGGGTGATTATACATCTGCAAAACGCTTCTTAGCTTTCTTTTGGTATCTTAATGATGTTGGCCAAGGCGGTGAAACAAACTTTCAAAAATCTCCAGCAGCCCGCATAGAGTATTCTGTGACACCTAAAGCTGGCCGGCTGCTGGTGTTTCCTCCATTATGGACACACCCGCATGTGGGTATGAAACCCATTAGCGGACCAAAATATATTATTGGCGGATACCTACACCATGTCTAATTTTGATAACTTTACCAGAGAAGATGGTCTCTATGTAGCTAAAGCATTCCATGATTATTTTAGTAATATTGGAAGCACCGAAGATTACATGCGTGATGAAAAGTTAAAGAGTGTGGCAGAATTACCATCATCATTATTTCCAATTGAAGATGATTTGTTCTCGGATTTCTCCATGCACCCTAAAGATATGGATATTGAGGTATGTG